TCCAATTCTAAAATTACCAGCTTGATCTACCGATTGGAAATATACTCTACCACCATTTAATTGAATTGCTTCATTTTCAGGCAAAGTTAGAGTTGGATCTTGTGTAAATGTTTTCCCAGATCCAACACAACCAAAATTAAATCCGAAAAGTCTTAATTGTACTCCTTTACCATCACCACGTACACCTACAGTACCAAAGTTTGTTGCAGATCCAATGGATCTCATGTCTGCACCAAACTTTTGATAATCTGCCCAAAGAATAGTGCTTGCAGTACCTACTTGAGTAATTCCATTGGATTGGAAAATTCTAACATCTTGTGTGGATCCAATACCAACAGAATTGAATATACCAGAACCTTTACCTAAAATAGTTACATATTCACCTTCAGTAGATACTACAGTTCCTATAGCAACTGGAGTTCCACCTTGATAATATTTTACAACATAATTCGCTGCAATAGATGTTGTAATTCCAGAAAGTTTTAATTGAACATTTGCAGTACTTGCTACACCAACATTTCCAGAAGTACCATCAATACCAACACTTGCAAAATAGGTAAAACAATTTACCCATTCTGTTCTTGCCCCGTTAGTCATCTTCAGGGCAGTTTGGTTTGGAGTGATAAAAGTACACTCATTAAAGAGCATTGCAGGCTCTAGTGTTGTTGATTGAACAACACTAGCATCTATTAAAACACCTCTACCAGCAATTTTTGATGTTGGATAATTATCTACTGTATCAAATCCATATGGATCTGTTGCTGTCTGCGTTGATCCTCTGTTAAGTACAGTAATTCTCTGAATATAAGGGCTCCTAGTGGTTGTGACCATGTTAGGAGCAAATTTAAATCCATATCCAGTATCTGTGGATGAATTATAGTAAAAATTACCTAAGGATAAGTCCTCAATAGTAGTTTCTCCATTTAAGAGAAACGCATCATTCCTTTCTGTACCAGATGTTGGTTGAATGAATGTGGATCTTATACCATTTCCGCGTACAGTAACCCCTTGTGGTATGGTTAGTGGGAAAATTTCAGTAAAAGTACCAGAAGAAATTTGAATAGTATCCCCAGCAATTGCTACAGTTAATGCCTTTTTAAGTGTAGCAAATGCTGCAGATATATTCTGACCATCATTTGTGTCTAAACCAGTTTTGGTGACATAATACGTTTGACCTGGGTATCCTCCACCCAGATTTACCACAGTTTCTACGCCACCTACATCTTTTTTTAGGTAAGCTTTACCGTCATGCGTATTTACGGCTAATTCCCCTAATTGAAGGTCTGATGTAAGGGGAATTTTTCCTGGTGTTGAGGATCTTTTTAGTCTAATGATTGGATCTGCCATCTAACCTCATATCTGTATTTACAGCGATACCCTTGGGGGTAATAGGGTCGGTTTTATCTATTTATTTAAGTAGAAACTCAGTAGCTTCCACCATCGATTGTAATATTTTCTAATCTTCTTTCTCCCGCAATACAAGTAACAGTTTTAGATTGACCTGCACAATCATTGAACCATAATGCACCCATTTCAACTTCTGCCCAAGAAACTGTAGTTAAAATATTTACAGATTCAGTCACATTTGAAGCAATACCAACTCTTTGTACTGAATCATCCCAGTAAAGTGCTGCTTTTTTAGCAGAAGTGTCATAATAATGCATTATAAATCCAAGATCAATATTCGCATCAAGTGATGGTGGAATTAAAACTCCAGATCCATTATCTACTAATCCTGCTTCTATTAAGTTGTCTTTTACTTTTAATACTGTGGAATTTACTGATGTTGTTTCTCCATCAACATATAAATCACCTTTAATTCTTACTGACCCAGTATTAGTACCAATTCCTGCTGGATCAATAACTATTGCAGAAGGACCTGTAATAATTCCACTTCTAAATGTAAAATCTAGAATAGTTGTAACACCAACTACTTTTAGATTTTGATTAAATTCTGCATCTAATTGGAAAGTTGATACTCCAGCAACTCTTAATTCATCTTCGATACGAACACTATTAACAAGTGTTGATACACCAGCAACGTTTAAATTATTATCTAAACGTACATCACCCATTAATGTGGAAATACCAGTAACCCTAAAGGTTGCTGTAGTTGTAATGCCACTTACGTTTAAGTTATTACTAAAGTTAGTATCACCAGTTAAAGTAGAAACACCAGTTACTCTAAAATTGCCAGTAGTTGTAATACCAAGAACATTTAAGTTATTTGATAAATTAGTATCACCAGTTAAAGTAGAAACACCAGTTACTCTAAAATTGCCAGTAGTAGTAATTCCAAGAATATTTAAGTTATTTGATAAATTAGTATCGCCTGTTAATGTTGATACTCCAGTAACTCTGAAATTACCTGTGGTTGTGATACCACTCACATTTAAGTGAGCGTTAATCATTGAATCTGAGTTGAAAGTTGATACTCCAGCAACTCTTAATTCATCTTCAATGCGAACACTATTAACAAGTGTTGATACTCCAGCAACGTTTAAATTATTATCAAGTTCAATATCACCAACAAAAGTTGCAATACCAATAATATTGAAATTATTAACAGTTGTAATACCTGTAACATTCAAATCAGCATTGACCATCATATGATTATTAAAAGTTGATACTCCAACAACTCTTAACTCATCTTCAATGCGAACACTATTGATAAATGTAGATACACCAGCAACATTTAAGTTGTTATTTAATTCAACATCACCCATTAATGTTGAAATACCAGTAACTCTAAAAGTTCCTGTAGTTGTAATTCCAAGGACATTCAGATTATTTGATAAATTAGTATCACCTGTTAATGTCGATACACCAGTTACCCTAAAATTGCCAGTAGTTGTGATGCCCGTAACATTTAAGTGGGCATTAATCATTGAATCAGAATTAAAAGTTGATACTCCAACAACTCTTAATTCATCTTCAATACGTACACTATTAATAAATGTAGATACACCAGCAACATTTAGGTTATTGTTTAATTCAACATCACCCATTAATGTTGAAATACCAGTAACTCTCATTGTGGTAAGAGTTGTAATTCCAGAAACTCTTACATTTTTGTTAAATTCACTATCTAAAACAAAAGTTGATACTCCAGCAACTCTTAATTGAGAATTTAATCTTACATTATTAGCAAAAGTTGATAATCCATTTACATATAAGTTTTCAGTGATAGAAATTCCAAGTCCAACATTAATTGATTTTTCTACACCAATACCACCTTCTACTACTAAAGCTCCAGTATCTTTACTTGTGGATTCTGTTGTGCTCGTAAGTCCCAATGGACCAGTTACAGTAGTAAATCCACTTAAAACTGCATTTAAAAATCCACTATCCCAATATAAATTTCCAAGTCCATCATTTGTTAAAATCGACTGAACTCCACCTTGAGTTCCTGGTAATGTGTATGTAACTACACCCGCTAAAGTATTTGGTGATTTTACTGAAATATGGTTGCTACCGTCTTTATCTACTAAATTAAGACTTAAAGATACTGATCCGTTTTCTCTAGTCCAATATCGATGAGATCCAAAAAATTTATTCCCGCCTACAGTGGTATTAAAACCTACAAAAAGATCATACTTATCTGTAGTAAACCCAGGTTCACCCGCCCTTAACGCAGGGAGTGCTGAATATTCTCCGCGTTTAAATTGTAGAATTGGTACTGGCATGGAACCTTATAATAATTTTACTAGTATTATTATTTATTTTTATATAATTACCAAACACCACCATCTAAATTAACTCTGTTATCTAAATCAACTTCTAATAAAGATAAAAAATCTGCAGGAAGACCTAATTGTTGTTGGTCAGTAGTTGCATTTGATAATATTACATCGGGATTTACAAATTCATATTTTTTATTTTCGTAGTCAAAAATTAAAATATACCCATCATTTAAATTACTAGTGTCAATTGGATACTGTAGATCCATTTTATTGAGAGGTTAATTATTAACTATTTATCACCAAGTTCCAGCATCAATATCTATCTTATTATCTAATTCAATATCTAATTGATTTATAAAGTCTGAAGGTAAACCTGGTTGTTGTGGTTCGGTTGCCGCTTTAGATAATACTTCATCTGGATTTACAAATTTAAATGATTGAGTATTTCCATCAAACATTAAAACATATCCATCACCAGAACCAGCAGTAGTTCCTATTCCTGTTGTTGATCCAGAACCAATTGCTATATTTGATGTATCAATAGTTCCCAAATCAGATATAGCAGAAGATCTTACAAATCCTATGGTAGAACTATCATTTACCAATATACTTCCTTCTAATTTTTTTGTAGTTACTCCATCTGGATCTGTCAACATTACATCATAATAATTTCTTCCTGATGCCAAAAGTAAAGTTTGATCTCTACTGATAAACAATCTAATTTGTCCTTGATTTCTATTAACAAAAGTGACAGTTATTGTATTATAATATGGTGAAGTTGGATATTTTCTAATTTTTGCCGATGCACTATATCCAGTCAGATTTAATGGTGTTCTATCTGAATTTCTGAAAGTAATATTTTGTATAAAATCTGCACCCTTTTCAAGTTCGTAATTGGCAGAAATTACAACGGACATTTTACTAATTAACTTTTATTGACTATTTATCCATTAATTTTTCTTTGTTTGATTTTAAGAATTTAGATAACTCTGCAGTTGAACCTATAAACAAAGCATTATTAGTAACACTTGTAGGGTTTTTTGGTGATTTTTCGTTTTCTATTTCTTTTAATTTTTTTTGTAAATCTAATAATTTGTCCGTTGCATCAGAGACATTTTTTATAAGTTGTCCAACAACTTCATATGCCCTTGGTTGACCACCATCAACTGCTAGTTCCAATGCATTATCTAATGCTTCTTGACCCTTTTCTATTATTGAATATAAATTTCCTCTGGTATATTCATAATCTTTTTTTATATCATCTGTTGTAGATTGCACTTCAATTTTACTGGTTTCTACTTGGGTTGAAACTATTTCAGTATTATCCAGATTAAAAGTATCGTTTAAATTATCAAATTGATTTTTCATAATGATCCACTAAATCCAAAGTCATCGCCAGCAACAATTAATTGATCATCTGTAGAAGTTATTCTTTTAACTGGAGATCCTAAAACATGATTTAATACTTTTGTATTATATGCACCTCTTTCTACAATAAGTGTATTAATATTTTTAGATCTTACTTTTAATGTTTCTTCGTTTATTGTAATGTAGGTATTGACATCAATGTTTGATGCATCATCAACTGTTATTTCTTGATCAGTTAAACCAATATCTTGTGATAAATTGGTTTCAATATCCCCAGTATAATTTTTAGTTGCTTTTGCTTCTGATGTATATGTAACCTGTCTCGATCCACTGTCTCCAGCAGTATAACCAATTGTGACTTTTTTGATAATATCTTTGGAAGTTTCTGGACCAGAAATTGGACCAAACAAATAAGTTTTTGCAGTAAAATTTAATGTATAAATTAATGCCCTTCTTGTATTGAAATCACCTTCATAATCATCTTGCATGGTGATATTTTCTAAAGTTAATGGAATATCTCTTTTTTCACCAATACTTTCAACTAAATTTATTGATAATACAAATGATGGTTGAAAATATGGTAAAATTTGCTCTACAATTTGAAGCATGTCATCATTCAATTGTGTCATTATAGATAATTGAAAATCCATATTATATGGAACTGGCATGTATGCTTTTCTAATATCTTTACCATCAACTTTTGTTGCAGCAGAAAACGCCTGAGTTGGTGCTAATTTTCTACTATTATCATATGCCAAACCAACAAATTCAAATGACATTCTTGGTAATGTTATTTGAACTGGTTTATTTAAATTTGGTTCTTGTTCCAATCTAGCAAGAAATTTTTGTGTTGGACCATATGCTAAAGGAACTTTTATAACTTCTAATAAATTTCCATCAGAATCTTTTTTCTGTATAGAAATATTATTAAAAAGAGTACCAAAAGTTACAATGGTTTTCCTTAAAATTTCGTGGTAAAAATAATCAAACATTTTTTAAACTGTGCCAAATGGATTTTGTTCTGAGAAATCTATTATTTCTGATGCTTCTTGCTGTATTGTATAATTTTGAGCAAAAGGATCTTGAATATTATCTGTATTTATAATTTTTATTTTATAATTGGCACCAGAAGTCTGACCAACCAAGTATTCATTAGTCATAAATTCGCCAGTTATATTTGATAATGTTAATGTTCTGGTATTACCATCCCATTCTTTAACTCTTCCTCTAACACTACTTATAGATCCAACAACAACTTCATTAAAACTAAATGATCCAATGCCTGTAGTTGGTGGTGAAGAGAAACTTATTGTTGGTGGTTGAGTGTAACCAATACCAGCATTTATCAATTTAATTTCAGTCACTGTACCTGCATCATTTATAACTGCTCTACCTAAAGCAGGTTCTTTTTGGAACGAAGTTGTTGCTATACTTACTGATGGTGAAGTTGAATAACCAAATCCTGGATTTGTAACTATAATTGACGTTATAATTCCAGCATTATTAACTAAAGGTCTACCTTTTGCTGTAATAAATTTCGTTGGTTCAGAAACTAATATTGTAGGTGGTGCGCTGTATCCTGATCCAGGATAAGTTATATTAACATTCGATAATTTACCATTTGATATTACTGGATTTGCAACAGCATGTTCAAATTTATGTAAAAATAGTGTATTAATTGTGCTTACAAATTCTGAAGATGGAATAGTTGTATCGTAATCTACACAATTATTTTCAATCCTAAATTCATCAATATAACAATTAGTGTTGGTGCCACTGCTTATTTCTATTCCTTCTGAAGCAACATATAAATTTGGTTCACCTCCAGTTAACAAGTATTCATTACCATCAACAACTATTAAAGTATTAAATCCACTATAAGGATTTTGTGTTTTTTGGAATGATATAAAATGCCATTCTGAATCATTTAAATTGATTGGAACTTCAAATATGCTTAAACCGTTTAAAATATCAACTTCTATTCTTGAATTATTTTTTAAATTTATTTTCCACTCATATGACCCATATAGACCATTTGAACGTATTAAATTTCCAGATTGATAACCAGAATTTAACTTTAAGAAAAAGTCTACTCTACCGTTTCTGAAAATATCAGAACCAACATTTTTTGAAACTATATTTGGTGTAGTTCCATTTAAATAACCACTTGTTGATCCGAATTTATATGTTGATGTTGTTAATCCACCACCAGTAAATTTAATATTGTTTGCAACTGCAGTAGTATAACCAGCACCTGGATTGGTTATTGAAATACTTAAAATATTTGAATTACTATTTAATACTGATGATACTGTTGCATTATTCAGTATTGGATTTGGGAAACTAAATTCTCTTGTATTATCAAAAAATCCTTGTTGATCATTTATAGAAATTGAGGTTACAAATCCAGATGAATTTATATTTGCAGTTAAATTTGCTGTTGCAGTAGAAGAAGTTCCTGGTGCAGAAAATGTAACTATCGGTGGTTCTGCATATCCATAACCACCGTTAACTATTGTAATAATACCAACTATACCATTACCTATAACTGCAGTTGCTTTTGCGCCACTTCCACCACCACCTATAAATGCTACAGATGGTGCCATTGTATACCCATAACCAGTCTTTGTTAGTTCAATACCCTGTATTCTAAGTAATGATGCATTTGGTTCACATAAATCAGTTATACCACCAATCATGGTTGCAATTCCAGATGCAGTTCCCGATGGATCTGGTGACGAAGAAATTGCTACAGTAGGAGTTGACTTATATCCCTTTCCTCTATCCGATAAGGTTATATATCTTACACCACCAAAAACTAATCCAGAAGTAGCAACTGGAAGAGATCCAATACCAATCATCTTAAATGTTTGAGTATATCCTTCATTCTGTACATTATCATCAATAAATTCTATTCCAGTATCAATAACTTCATTATTATATCTGAACAGTTCACACTTTAATTCATAAGTATAATTTCCTTTTAATGAATAAAATGGTTTTTCATGTTCTACATATTTAATTTCAAATAACCTATCACCTAAAGGAAAATAAATTAAATCACCTTCTTTAGGTCTATCATACAATTTAATATTAGGTAGATTTTGTAATAATGGTTTCAAATAAACTTCATATCTTTCTCTAGAGATTGTTAATGTTAAATCATCTAATTCTTGTACTCCAAATTTTGACATCAAGGTTCCTAAGTTTCCATATCCATCATATGTTTCTACATACGCCTCTATAGGATATGCATATCTAAAGTCAGAATTTACTACTTCTTCAATAATAGTTTTTTCATTAATATATTGTCTAGGAATATAATAAACATCTACACCATAAATCTTTATTTGCTCATTTATTAAGTCTTGTACAAGACCTCTTTCGGTTATCGAACCCTGAAGAAAAAATGGATTGAGTGCCATATAAAATTACCCGATCATGTCTAAAGGTGGTAATTCGTATGTTGAAGACATTTTATTCATAATCTCATCAATTTCTCTTTGCCCATCATCATATAATTGTCTACCATTTAATTCAATTCCACCTGGAAGTTTTACTCCCTGGAATTTGATAAGATTTTGACCCCATTGGCGTTTAATTAATGCAGTTAAGTATGGTTTCAAGAAAGAATCATTCCAAACTCTAGAATAATCACTTGGATCTAATGCTCTATAACAGTCTATTATTAAATATTCTCCTGCTCTTAAACTTGACCAATCAATATCAAGATACAATCTATCCATTCTTTGATTAAATCTTATTTGTTTTTGTGTGGTTAAAAGAAAATCAATATCTTCAAGATATCTTTTAACCATAGAATAAGTTAACAGTTCAGTAGAACCCCAATAGTAAATATCATTTAAAAATAGTTGATATTTAATACTAAACATTCCACTTGAAATGCTATTTGAACCTTCAAAGTGGAATATTTTATTAATACCGATAATTGATGGAGGTACTTGCAAATAATTGCTGGTTTCAAAGTAATTAAATGTTGTTGGAGTGCCTGCAATATTTGTAGTTGCTGAAGTTG